GCAGCTGCTTCCGGTATTTCTTCAGTAATGGTTTTATTTATAGCTCTTCTTATAGCAGCTCCTCCAGAAGAATTTACATTTAATTTAGTACCTTCTAGATTAGACCCTATTTTATCTAAGTCACTATCAAATTTTCTTCTAGCTCTAATCATTCCTTCTACAGTGTTTCCTTCCCTACTCAAGTTTGACATATATTGATCTACTAAAGTTTTTAGCCTTTTTTGAGACGAAGGACCACTAAATACAGCAGGATTTTGCTCTATTACTTCTAATAAAGCTTGGTTTATGTTTGACCGCAATCTTTCTATTGGTATACCGTAAGGTTCTTTTGGTCCAGTAGGTATTTTACTCTGTTTAGCTTTAGCTAATTTTATTAAAGATTCGTCTAACTTGTCTAAATAAGAAGTCATGCTGTTTAAATTTTCAGTAAGTGTTCTATTACCACGAACACCTGCTGAAATTAACTCATCAACAACCTCAAGTTGTTGGTCAGTAGCTAATTGTTTTTGGGCCCTGAATACACCAGTCGGTCCTGTTGTTAATCTCGCTTGTTCTGGCGTTTTAATACCGGAAGGAGTAGAATAAGCAATATTATAGACGTCTTTATCTATACCTTCTAAAGGACTCTCGACACGCCGCATACCAAACTGTCGTAATTGAATAGGATTTAAGTCAGGATTAAAATTTCTTACTAATCTACTAGGAACACCTAAAGCAAAATCTATATAGCCAGAAACATTTGCTGCTTCGTTAGGATAAGCCTGCTTAAAAGCATTCCAAGATTCTTCTCCAGACATGATAGCTTCTAGAGCTTGCTGTCCTGTATTCGTTTGAAAAAACTCCATAACTTTCTGTTTAGCGGCTTCTTCCATTGAATCAGGCAATACAAAACTAATAGCTTCTTCAGCACCAACCATTATAGCGTTAGAAGCAATATCAAAACCTAACGATATAGGGTTAGTTAAAGTTTGCACTAAAACCGAAGGAACATCCGTACCAAAAGAAGGGTCATAAGCTTCAAAAGAAGATGAAGGATCACTATATGTTGAAAGTTCTTCCTTTATTCTTCCAAACGTCGCTTGCTGCCTTCCTGCCGCTCTTTCAAAAGGTTGGCTTACTATTCTTTCGTAAGCTGTCGGAGGCATTTCAGCCTCTTTTTGTCGTTTTACAGCTAAGTTGGTTTGAGCAACTTTTAATCGTTCTCTTGCTTGCTGTTCTAGATTGCTAATAGAAACTTCTTCTGATTCAGGAGCTTCAATAGAGATACCTAAAGCCTGTTGTTTTCTTTTTAAGTTTTCTCTGGCTTGTTGTTCTGGAGTCATTTTTATAGCTCCTCAAACTTATCAGTCTCTGGATTAAACTTAAAGCCTTTTCCGGCTGGTCCTGTAGGAAAGTAAAATAAAACATTCCCTACTTTTTCATAGCCCGCCTCTACATAGGTTTCTTGATTAAAATCAATTACATCAATTATAGACTCTCCAGTAGCAATTCTGCCGATTGAGTTTAAATTTCTTTCTATTTTGTCTAAAGACTCTAACTGCATTTCGTCACTTAAACCAGCATTAAGACCTGCAATGTTAGATTTTAAAGCAGAGAATTCTATTTGAGTTATTTGACCTAAACCAGTCCCTCTTGATCCGTACTTTTCAGCCTGTTGTCTAAGCTGGTCTATTTCTCTAAAAGCTTCTTTACCTGAAATAGTAGTATAGTAATTGTTTGCTAGTTCATAAGAAGGTGTGCCAGGAATAAATGATGACACTCCTCCAACAAAACCGCCTGTCCCCATGTTTTCTTTAATATGTCTTTTTGCGTCTTTGATGGTTTGTTTAGTAGTCATGGTTGAAGAGATAACGTCAATACGTGCGGCTTCTTGTTCTTGCGTATTTTTTTTATTAATCGGCGTCCTTGCTTTTAACTCAGTACCTTCATAAACTAAAACTTCATCGTCTGTTTCTATCAAATTTATTTTAGGCACTGGTGCGCTTTCGGGTTTAAAAGGATTTCTAAATATTACTTTTCCTCCTTTTACTATAACGCCACCAGGAGCAACTTGAAATGTTTCAGGCTCCACGTCTTTCATAAGATAATCACGTAAAGACTTAGCGTCCAAACTATCTAAAGCATCTAAAAAAGACTGATCTTTTCCTTGTTGATTTGCTTTTGTTTTAGCACTTGTTACTAGATTTTGTCTAGTTGTTTCAGATTGCTCTGCTTGTTGTTGTTTAACAGTAGCCTGTCGCTTAACTTGTCCACGCTGTTCTGCTTGTGCAATCTGCTCAGGTGTAGCACCTAAGCCAACAAGAGAACCAACATCTTCTTGGTAGTCACGGCCTTCTGCTGCTGCCTGTTCCAAACCAAATAAGCCACCAGTAACGTCACGTTGAGTTTGCTCACGCTCCTCTTGCATTCGCTGTGACGCCCTAGTCAAAGAAGGACCAGCTGCTGCTGCTCTACCTACTTGATACAGGTTCTGACCAAATGCAGGCTGCATAAGACCCTGTAGTAATCCTTGTGAAAACTTAGCCATTAGTTTTCTCCCTTAGCCTATACCTAGTAGTTCAAACAGTGGGTTAACAAGCTTAGTAACGCCGTCACCCATACCAACTTGCTGTGGTGTCAACAGTCCTGACAGGAGACCAGTACCTAGTTGACCATAGAGGTTAGCTTGTCCAAGACCTGAACCAAGCAATGCCTCAAGTCCACCCATTTGTGCTTCACCAAACAAACCAGCGCCTTGTAGCTGACCACGTTGCGCCATTTGTGCAGCTGGCATACCTGCTTGTAGGACGTTCAATGCTTGCGCTTGAGGTGTGTAACTAGCGCCCATAAACTGACCACCTAGCTGCGCCTGTTGCATCTGCTCAGCTTGCGCCTGTTGCATTGCACTTAGCATCGCCTGGTTACGTGCTTCTTCCTGAGCCTTAGCCAAAGCAAACTGCTCAGGTGCGCCTCCAAACTGTGCTGTACGCAAACCTAAGCGTCCTTGTGCCGCTAGACGCTCTTCAGTAGCAAGACGCTGACGTTGCTCTTCAGGACGCTGTGCTTCCCTTATTCGCTCAAAGACAGCCTGCTCACGTGCCTGCGTAGGTTGCATAGCCTGTTGATAAAACTGACCTGCACCTCCGAACATCTGCTGTTGGAACGCTTGTTCTTCTGGAGACATGCCTACAGTAAGACCACCTTCAGGAGTAGTAGTTAATGCTCCTCCTGTTCCTGTCGTTACTGTAAAGGGTTGAAAACGTGTTTGCTCTACACCAGTAGTAGCAATATCGCCTGCTTCCCTTCTTGCTTGTTCACCTATTTCACCAAGACGTTGATAAGCTTTACCTGTAAGTAAACCACCAGCGCCTATGGCACCTAAACCCAATAATTGTCTTAATGTGTCGCTCATAGTAATTTACCCATTAAAGCCATTACGTTGATCTCCTGTAGTGACAGCTGTGAACCGTCAATCTCTGCTTCTAAACCTACAACAATACTAGTTCCGTAGCCTGTTGCGTTTAAACTTCTTTGGTTGGTCAAAGCGCCACCTGTGAACTCCACAGTTGTGTACTCACTCTCACCGAAGAAACCAGTGACCTGGTCCCCTACCGTAAACTCTGCTGTTGCGTACGTACCTTTGAAGTCATACGCCCATTTCATAAATACTGTTGCGTTGTTCGCACCAACTAACGTAGGCTTCAGCTTCTTAAGAATCTTAACTCTAGAACTGTCGCCAAATGTTAGGCTTGGGCTGTAGTACTTAAAGCGGTAGCCTAAACCGTTGTCTTGATAACCAGTGTACTCACTAATGCCTTCAGACGTGCCTATGTAAAAGTCACCGTTGTCTAAACGTGTGTAACAACTAAAGCCAGTAGAAGGCCAACGAGTAACACGGTAGGAACCATTCTCTGTTGTTCCTCTAACGTCAAAGCAGTAAGTGTTGTCCTGACCTACAAAAGTTAGTAAGTAAAAACCTTCTTCAGGACTATAAGCAGACCTAAAGAATGTGTTTTCTGTCTGCAAGGCGTTAATAATGTCCTTACTAATGTTTGCTGACAAACTACTAACAGGCATGGACTTTTGTTGTATCGTACGTCCAAAGCTCTTTAAACCAGTGTGTGACAGGAATAGTACGTCCGTACCAGTGTACTGAACAGTGTCTCTGTCTACGCAACCGATACCCGCTACAGTGTCCTGAAGAACCATAGTTGCTGGTGCTTCTGCTCCTTGGTACACAATGATGCTGTGCTTACCAAAGATAATTAGGAAGCCGTTGTGTGCAGCTAGTGCTACAATCTCGTCGTACCCGTCAGGCCAGACTTTAGACACGTCAATGGAGCCGCTAGTACCGCCTGAGAAGTCATGGCCTATCAAGAGGTCAGACCAGTACACGATAGAAGGACTACCACCAACTCCTGTTACCCAGAGACGACCGTAAGCTGACAGTACTTCGTTACCTAGTACAACACCGGCAGCACCAGCTACTGAGTCTAGACGTACCACTGACGAACCGTCGTACACTAAAGGTTCATGAGAAGCTTGAAACAAGTACGCTTTGTCGTTAAAGTTAACAATCTTCCAGTTGTCTGCTGTTACCGTGTAACTTCCAGGCGTAGCGTCAGTAAGCGTAGTAGTACCTGTGAATATCTTGTTATTGCCTACAGACAACACTACGTTGCTACCGGTACTTCTGTCGAACTCTTTTACAGCCCTGATCGTACCAGAGCCTAGTGCTGTTTTATTAGTTGTAATGACACTATGACCCTTACGTGCCGCAATACGACCACGTTTGTCAATCACAGCGTTGTCTGCTATTTCAGCAAACGACGGGTCCTGCGCCAACGGTGAATCTTCGGTGTTAATACCTTTGAACGCTGGCGCTACAAGATTAATACTCTTTAGTTCTTGAGCCATATCAGATAGTCCTAAAGTACATCTCTTCTGGATGCTTAGCTGCGTCTATTGCGATAGCGTCAGACAAATATCTATCAGCAATACCAAAGTACTCAGCAGTAGAAGTTCCTCCTGTTTCTCCACGTTCACGAGCCAACAAAGCAACAGCTAGGTGTACTACAGGTTGCGAAGGTATCAGCAACGTGTCAGTATTAGCACTCAAGTCACCTTGTCGTTTAATCACGTCAAACCGCAAGCTGTACACGCCGTCAGGAGTTGGACCTACGAGTACTTGCGTGTCACCACTAGCGTCAAGGCCGTTGTACGTGTAGTACATAGGTGCGCCTGTAGCAGCATTATTAATGTACAGTTGCTCGTTAAACCAGTCCTTACTTTGGTACTCCATAAAGACATTACTAGTGTCGTTAAGAACACACATAACCTTTACGTTGTCACCACAGTCCGTCAAGGAATAAGTATTGTCGTCGGCTGTAGTAGAAACAGTAATAGTGCTTCTCAAGGCAGACCAGTCGTTAGACTCCTCTACTAACTTCTTAGCGTCGTTAATAAAGTCACCAACCATCTTGTTGTAAGTAGTGCTAGTAACCGACGTGGTTTCTTCTTCACGCAGCCTACGTAGCACGTTATTCATAAGGTTCAAGTATGTCATCCGATATATTCCTTAAACAAACTGCTTGTTATTCCGGTTGGTCCTAATGTGTCCTGTAAAGACGCTACGTAGTCAACTTGAGGTGCTTGACCTATTTCTTCCAACGTAGGCAACTCGTAATTAATGCCTGACATGAAAGGAGTAAAGTCAGTCTTCTTAGGTGCTGCCGCAGCTGCCATCATGCCTGT